TACCAGATAAATTCGGTACGGACCTTAGGTCCTTAGGACCACTACACGCTTGTCCTTGTGGCTCTAAAGTATTCTCTATCCTAGCTACCTTTGATAACTTTGAGATCTCCTGGTATATGTTAGATGCTACTTGTGCTAACTGTGGTAATTTAATAATCGTGCCTTGTCCGGTAGATGATCCCGCTAGGGAAATTTAGGGCATAAAAAAAGAGGGGCGCAGTTAAGCGCCCCCCTTATATTGCCTCGCAGTAAACTAAATTACTCGGCTCCTACGCCGTACTCTTTTTCAGTCTTATCTGCCCACTTAGCCAGTGGACCAGCGATTGAACCAATCAAGATTGCATACTCTGGTGCAAGATCTGCAGCAAGTGCAAGACCCATAGTTACTGCTGATGCTAATACTGCCCGTAGATAAGACTTAAATGCAGCCTTAGTCTTTGGGTCTTTTAACTTGTCAATTAGTTTATTCATATCCATCCTTACGGGCGAACTACACCCATTACTAGAGAGTATGGTCGTTTCCTAAGATACACACCATCCCCGTTTGATTGACTGCCTTTGGAACCACTGCTTGTATTACCCTCAATTACTTGAAGGTACTTCAACCTAGTGTTATTCCATTTGACAATTCCAACGTGGTCAGGCTCTGCATCTTTATCAAACTGGAAGAAAACAATATCTCCAGCTTGCGCTTGACCTATTGGAATCATCTTATTCTTATTGATAAACCACTTCAGTCCAGCATCACAGGAGGCAAAGCCTTTCTCTCCTTGTGCTGTAATCTTATTACCTAAATTCGCTTTGTTAAATACCCAAGATACAAACATCGCACACCAAGGTTGGTTGTTAGCACCATACCACTTGCCATACTTGTTATCATTATTGCCGGTCTCTCTGTTGCCTATCTCAGCCTTTGCTATCTCTACTACGCTCATCTTGTTAGTGACTCCTTTACTAGATCTGTTAAGAATTGAACCTTCTCCTCTAAACGGTTGACCTGGTCCTTGACACTTGATCCACCATTCGGTTTAAGTTCAGACAAATAGTATTTAACTAAGTGTCTTACTGTTAACGCTAGTGTTCCAATAAGTGTCGTTACTGCTACGGCAAGTCCTGCCCATTCATTAGGAGTCATAAGTCCTATACCAATCTGATAGTAGCGATCAACATTCCACCATATCCGGAGAATCTTCTATCGCTAGGAGTTTTATTTATAAAGTCAAGCTCTTCAATTAATCCAATGTATGACTCACCAGTTCTAAAGTCTTCAACTCTGACGGTATCGCCATTGTTTTCAACAGCCTCTAGCTGGCTCATACGGTCATATGCTGACCCTTCATACCCAACCTCTACGCCCATATTGTCGCTCTCGTGGTCATAGCAGAACAGAGGGTATTGAATTAATCTTTGACGAGGCACTGCAGGCAGTGACTTGAGTTGGTATCCAGTAAATAGTGGACCCTTAGATGAATCAGTAGATGATCTAGTTAAAGTAAATTTAAAGCCTAGATACTCTTGTGCTCCTACTGGGTATGGAATACCAATCTCTTGAACTGTTCCCTCTTGTGCAAAGGAACCAATATTATATTCAGTATCATCATAGGCAATAGATGAGATGCCTAAAGCACCATCTGTAGTATCTATTCTAGGATTTAATAATTTAAACAACTTACCTTCAAGGGTATTGTAACGAACAAAACCTGTCTGTAGATATCCACTTGCTACCTTAGTAGCATTAGATTCAATCCAGATACCATCTCCTGGTACACCAAAGACAACTCTATCGGTAGCACCAAGGAAGTCTGCAGAGACAGGGTTAACAGTCTCACCACTTGCATAAAGATCCCAAGCATAAGCAAAGACTAAGCTGTTAGGAACTATAGGTTGTTGTAGATCAATACGAATTAGACCTGACTCAGTACCTTGTAAGGTTGTTACATAAGCAAATCTATCTTTAAAAGTTACGCTCTTGCACTCTGTATCTACTAGTAATGGTCCGTATTGAATATCACCATCAGCAGATAGCACTGCAATTCTTACACCTTTACTAGTACAAAGAACTCCGTAGAGACCAAGGTATACATCAAAGGAGTTAAGTACTTCTCCCTCTGGTAGATCAACTACAACAGTAGGAGCGTTTAACTCTGGGAAACCTAGCGCATTAGTGGTAGCGGTATCTAATGTAATCTTGTATAGAGATGATTGAGATCCAGCATAGCCACCAACATAGAAAGCAGCAGGTCCTTCAGATATGGTACTCCATATCCAAGATGGGTTTGGATGTTCATAAAGTGCAGTAGGTAAAGCGTGACCACCTGCAGTGGTTGCCTTATTAGAATCTAATTCGTATAACTCTCTACCCACACCAGCAAGTAAACGTTGCTTTGCATAGCGCAATGCTACTGTGGTAACTGGACCATCAAGATCGTAGATATGACCATCATCTGTAGATCCAAAGATATTACCTCTATGAAGTTTGTCATTATCTGCAGCAAAGTATCTAGTACCATCAGAGGTTAGAGCCATAAAATCAAGTGTGTGTGGAGCTGCTGTTAAGGTATAGGTAGTAATGGTGGGTGTATCACCACTCATAGTAAGTTTCTTTAGGTCAACTCCTTCAGTAAAGACAACTGCATCTACGTTATTAGCATTATCTCTAGCACCAAATAGGTATAGGTTAGTTGCTGTTGCAGTCCTAGCTCTAACAGTTGTATTAAGTAAAGTTACCTGTCCTTTAGTAAAGACATCACAACCTTTAGATTCTGTGTACTGGAAACGAAGTGACTCATCCTGTGCTGGTTCAAAGTATTTAATACCAGCGCCATAGTGGAATGATGACTGCGATCTAAACCACCAACCAGTAAGGGACTGCTCTCCAGCCTCACGGGTTTGGTCATACTGTTGCTTACGGTACTGGGCAGTTACTCTACGATATGGTGAATCATCAGTTGCCCCAATAAAGAATGGCAGACCGGCAATAGCCATATCGTAGTTAACACCAGTAGCTGAATAGTTAGTAGCACCAGATGGATTGGAAAGTACGTAGGGTATGCCCTCGGTGACGTCAGAACCATATGGCATTATTCAACCTCCGAATACTTATTGAGATACTCAATTGCTTTTTGTAGCAACTCTGGATTATCTTTAAAATTACCAAGTGCTACATTGCAATTGTGGCAAAGCACACCTCTTGGTTGATTTGTTTGATGGTTATGATCAGCGTGGAAAGTACCTTTTCCACCAGCAATTACAGTTTTACATATGGCACAACAATTACCTTGTTCATTAAATCTTTGATCATATAATTCTGGTGGAAAGTTATAGGATAGTTTTCTATTAGAACGCCGTTTAATTTCTGCCTTGCGTTTTTTTATACCAGGTAAAGATAAATACCTGCGGTTTCTTTCAGCATCACAAGACTTACAATTAGAACGTTTAAAGTTTCTATTGGGATTTCTAGGTTCACTATAGAACTCAGATTCTGGCTTGGCTATATTGCACTTAGTACAAAGTAAATCGCCATAAGCCATTATTTAGACCTCCCGTATATATATCCAATTATTAGACCACAAAAGAATCCTAGATAAGCTAGGAAATAAATCATTACTTAACTAGCGCTGCTACTTCTTCTGCAGTTAAACCAAGGGCAGCTAACTTAGACTCAGCACTTGCTTTGGCTGCAGCCTTGCCTGCCTCTGCTGCTTCCTCTGCTGCTTTGATCTCAGCAACCTTGGCTGCCTCTGCTTCTCTTTGAGCAACCTCTTCATCGGTAAGTTCTACCTCAGTAGTTACTCCTGTGGAACAATCCACGATTAGTTTAGTTGGGTTTGGCATTGTTTCTCCTTAGTTGATTATGAGTTTTTGATTCCGTATAGGTAAGCGGTTGAGTATTGAACAAAAGTTTGGGGTGAGGCATTGGTTAATTTTACAGAAGTTATGGCAGCAGAATTTGACCAAAGTCCTGCATTAAATCCCATAATTGCTCTTGCAGCATTAGTTTCTTGTGCTATATCAGAACTAACAGACTTGTTATTGCTGCTTGTATAATTGGGAATATAAATAAAATTACTTGCAAAAGTGTTAGCAGTTGTTCCCGAGTCACTTGCATACCAACCATAATCAATAGCCGAGGTTCCGTTACTAATAGAAACTGGTGCTAAATCGCCACGACCTACTAACAATATGCCTGAATAGCCCGAAGTAGAGTTATTAAATGTTATTGAGCCATTTTCCCAACCATTAGCACCCGAACCAGAACATCTAGCACTTAAAAAAATTGCTAAATCAGTATAAGTGCCAGGTATGCTAGTGAATTCTATGTTAGCCGCACCACCACTACCAACAGTTGAACTTGCAATTAAAGTATATGTATTTGCCATTATGCCGCCGCTATTCCGTAAAGTGTGAAGGTTGAGCCTGACTTAATATCGTTAGTGCTTTCACGCTTTATTTTAATTGAGGTGATAGCACTGGTGCTACGCCATAATAAAACTCTAGCCATAGTATTATTACTTGGCGCATTACTGCGAATTAAAACAGTTTTGTAGGTAGTGGTATTACTATAGTTTTGAAAGTGCATAATGCCATTAGAATCAGCACCTAAATATAAAACAGATGGGGTTGCAGTTGAAGTTTCTCTATCGCTAAATGTGCTGCTTCCTGTTCCGCCTAAAGTCGTTAATGAGTAATTAGTTCCAGTATCTGAGTTAATTTCTAGTTTCATATTTTGTGCAACTTGTGTGCTAGGAGTTGTTGCAATTAAAACTATGTCAGTATAACTTCCTGAAATAGTGGAAAATGTAACGCTTGATTGGTCACTACCTAAAGTAGTTGTCGCTATCGGTGTATATGTTGAACCTGCGGCCATTGTTAAACTCCTTTAATTCCGTAGAGGGCGAATGTTGATGAAGTTGCCCAGTTTCCTGCGCCTTCTGCAAAAACTCTAATTTGGTCTATTGCTGAAGTGCTTCGCCACAAGCCAGAGTTAAGTGCAATTTCACCTGAGCCATTTTTATCAGTACCAGATAAGGCTCTAAAAGTTTTAAATTTATTTGTATTAGCATAATCTAAAATATCTACTACGGCTACTATTGGATTGGTTGAATCTGAGGCAACTCTCAAACCATAAATATTCCAATAAGTAAAATTTGCAACACCATAAGCGGCGGCATCAGTACCATTACCATTCAAACTATGCCTAGTATAATTTGACCCAGTATCAATAGACCCGTTACCAACCCTACAAGCAATAGTTTCGGCGGCAGTAGGTACTGCACTTATTCTAATTTGTAAATGCTTAAAGGTACCTGGAATAGAAGTAAAATTAATAACACCGCTTGAACCCGTACCAGTTACTGTTGCAATAGATTCATAACTATTAGTAATACGAGGGTAGTTTTGACTAGCAATAATCCCCAGTAAACTCATTAGGCTATATCTCCTACCACATACCAAGTATCGGTAGCGACCTTAATGCAGGATGCAGCCGAATATTGCGCTCTTAGTTTAGGTGCAGTAGCAGTTGCTCCAGTTGATGAGATGGTAGTAGTACCTGAGGTTACAGCTTTAATAGTTGTTTGACCTGCACCAATTTGAATAACATTAATAACTGTTCCTACTGGAAAAGCAACATTGGCGTTAGTTGGAATCTGGAAGTCATTAGCAGAGGCAACTGACATTGTGACCAATTGATAGGCGTTACCTAAGACAACTGTGTATGTGGCAGTTTCAGCATCAAGAACGACAGGAATTCCAGCAGAGTAGGCAAGGCCCGTTGCGGTACTAGAATCCGCTACAAGTGTGTGTCCGTTTGTGCCTACTGAGAGAACAGCAGGGGTATCATTAGCTGTACCGGTGAGGATGTCACCCTTAGCAGCAATGATGGATTCAGGGATACCAGTCCCTGGTTCTGGAATTCTTCCTATAGCCATATTAAGATAGCTCCGTTCCGAAGGCGTTGAATGTGAAGTCAGCAGTGGATGCGTATACAGATACAACATCTGTAGCAGCCAATGTGATTCCAAGTGTCATAGTATCTGTAGAGTTCGCTGAGAGCGAAGCATCGTAGATAACGTATTGAGCATTAGCAATGGAGGCACCAGCCACTCTTACTGCTATGCGATATGTACCAGCCGTTGCTGCCCGATTAGCTACAGTAATCGTAGATACAATCGTTGAAGTGGCAGAAGGAACTGTGTACAAAGTTGTTAAAGATGTTGCTGATGGGGCTGATTGCCCCAGTACTTTGTATGTTGTTGCCATTGTTTATGCTCCCATAAATAGAAACGAGGTTGGAATTGGTTCTTGCTCTTGTGTTAATCCGGCCTCAAATGCGTTTAGATCATCGGAGGTCAGAACGTGCTTCACAGTAGCTCCGCCAGAATGAGCGATATTGCTCGTTCCTGCTTCACCCCGTGAAATCGTGAATGTATCTGTTGCTGCTGCTGTGATAAAGACAATCTCTTCATTGGCTGTATCTGGATCTAGAGCAACGGTAAATTGGTCACCTGAAGTAATAGTCACACCACCAAGTAAGGTGGTGCCTGTTCCCGCAGCTACTGTCATACTGGTAGCAACGTTGGATATACTAGATGCTAGTGTTGTCTCAACACTGATAGAACTAAATAGACGAGTCATTAACCTTCCTTATCTGGTGTAATGTATACGAATTGGATATCTGTCTTTCAACTTCAACGCCTCTTCATTTAGTCTCTGTTGGTACAGAGCGTAGATGTAACGAGAAGATGAAACACCAGCACTTGATGGGATCTTGCTATCAGCACTATCTGCCTCAGCAGATGTGAGATTGATACGACCTGGATCTAAGAATGATAGTAATTTGTATGAAGCACCAAGAGTTACTACATCCTGACAAGATTGTGGTAATCCAGTAACATCAGCAAAATCATCAGAGTTATTATCTAAAGTATCAGGTGTAGTTGTATACCAAACCTGAACTGTTCTACCAGGTTGCACACTGTCATAAATGCTAACTGTGTTTGTAGTATTAAAGGTAGCGGCATTAGCCATACCATCTGATCTCCAGCGATTGATCGGTAGCCACTCTTGGCTTGATCCAGTAGTCTGCCAAGATAGATACAGGATTGACTCTAGATCATCTGGTAGGGCATAGGTTGTAACAGATGCGTTATAGGTAAAGGTAGTTGAGGTTACTGCCCAAAGGTTAGGAAACAAACTATTGATAGTATCGTTGATAGCCTTCTTAATTGCAGTTCTTGGGAATGTTGGAGCTAAGGTAACCTGAGCATACTGTGAGTGTGGTGCAGGGGAAGTTCCCTGATAACCTCTACCAAATCCTGGTATTACATTAAGTGTGCTGTTTGCTTTATTAAAAGAATCAATCCAGATTAACTCATCATCAATTTCAATAATACCTTTAGCAAGGTTTGAGGCAGAGCCAATAGCAATACTACTATCGGTAGTAGATATACCACCTGTGTTTGCAACATAACTGATACGGTCCTGTCGCAAGGTGTAACCTTGCAGGTTAGACTTGATCTCATCTACCATCTCATTTAGTGTGCTCATTAGCCTTCTCTCTGTAGAACTTTAAATTGTTTTGCAATCTTTCATCATTTGGACTTAAATCAACTGCCTTCTTGCCGTGCTCTACTGCTACTTTCCATTCACCTAATTGCCAAGCTGATATGGCACATAAGTCATCTGCCATATGGCCCCAAGCCCAACCTTCAGATAGGAAATCTGTTTTCTTTTCAGTGATAGTTAATGCTCTAGTTGCAGTTCTAAAACACTCTTCCCACCTAGTATGTTGGTAGTAATAGTTAGCCAGTGCTAAGACTGATTCTCTACATACATACTCATTAATAGATTTCTGTAAATGCTCTTCAGCATTATCAGGATCACACTTAGCCATAATGCGTAGTGCATATGAACGCTCTGCTGGAAATATTGAGAACTCTAAATACTTCTTTAAAGTTTGTAGTCCATCATAAAATCTTTTACGGTAGCAATACTCTCTACCAAGGTAGTAAAGCATCCGAGAATCGCCTGGAGTTTCCTCAACAGCCATCTCTAATATATCTAGGTATTGTTCTCTAGACTTATCATTATCTGGAAAATGGTGGATCGTTAGATCTACCTTAGCTTTAGTCTCAGGAATCTTATAGGCACATACTGCCTCGTGTATTGGAAATCTCCAACGATAACCTCTACGGGCGTGAACCTTAGTTCCATCAAAAGATACAGATGGTGTTCCATCATCATTCCAACCATAAACAAAGTTATGTATTGGTCTAGTAATATTAAACTTTAAAGCCTCTGGTAAATCCTTCTTCCAGTCACCTACTAGAACTTCATCCATATCTAGTGTTATGCAGTAATCTATCTCAGGTGGTAGGGCAGCCAATGCTGCGTTTCTAGCATCATCAAAGCGCCAAGGATCTATCTTGATATGAATAACATTAATACCTAAAGACTTAGCAAGTTCTACTGTCTTATCTGTAGAACCAGTATCTGCTATCAGTAAGTAATCTGCATCTTTAGCAGAGTCATACCAACGCTGAACGTGCTTCTCTTCATTAAGAGCAATCGTATATACAGCTACCTTCATTAGAAGTCACTAACCTCTTTTAGTCTAAGATCAGAGTATGATGGGAACTGCGTTACTAGATTAGGTTGTGCTATCACAGCCTTGTAATCTCTAGCGAACTCTCGTAAACCTATATCTATATACCACTCGTAATCTTTTAGTTTCTCTGCAAAGTATTTAACTCTTGCAGGATGGATACTATAAGCGTGAGAACCAGTACTCATAACTTGCTTGAACCAGTACTTGTTTCCTATATCCTCTACCTTGCCAGTGCTCTTTGGTAGCAGTGCTCCAAGATAAAATATGTCAGTATCACCTGGTAGGTGTTCAATTGCCTCAGCAAACTTCTCATTAAAATCATCTGCAAACAAAGCATCATCTTCTAAAACAAGAATACGCTTTTCAAAGTTTGCTTCTAGAACCTTTTGATGGCTCATAGTTCCTGCAGTTACTGGGCTAATGCCCAACTCTTTACCATCTATAGCTGAGAATCTTTCAAAGGTTATCCCCAGATTATCTAACTGTGTGGATATCTTTTCTAATCTGTCTTCTCGTCTATCAAGATTTATCAAGATGACTTTACTAAAGTAGTCGTTGATTCTCATATGTTGAGATTTTACTACATACCACCCAGCAAAAGCATCACTGGTAGGCCTGTAGCATCTGCGCCTGTCGGACCTGTAGCACCAGTTGGACCGGTTGCTCCTGTAGCTCCAGTTGCTCCAGTAGGACCAGTCGGTCCAGTACTTCCTGTAGCACCAGTAGCACCAGTTGGTCCTGCTGGACCAGTGTCACCAGTTGCACCTGCTGGACCAGTTGGTCCAGTTAAACCTGTTGGACCTGTCGGTCCTGTGTTACCTGTCGCTCCTGTCGGGCCTGTCGCTCCGGTTGGACCAGTAGATCCAGTATCGCCAGTGGCTCCCGTAGCTCCCGTAGCACCCGTTGGACCAGTGGGACCTTGCGGTCCAGTCGGACCAGTGTCTCCCGTTGAACCTGTGGCACCAGTAGCGCCTGTAGCGCCCGTAGGACCCGTATCTCCCGTAGGTCCTGTACTTCCAGTCGGTCCTGTGCTTCCAGTGGCTCCTGTGGCCCCTGTAGGCCCTGTAGGGCCTGTATCTCCTGTTGATCCTGTAGGTCCAGTAGAGCCTGTGGCTCCTGTTGGTCCTGTAAGGCCAGTTGCGCCAGTCGGTCCCGTAGGACCTGTGTCTCCTGTAGAACCTGTAGCCCCTGTTGGGCCAGTTGGACCAGTACTACCAGTAGGACCGGTAGGCCCTGTATTACCTGTTGCACCCGTTGCTCCTGTCGCACCTGTGGGACCTGTTGCACCTGTGGCACCGGTAGGTCCTGTTGGACCTGTAGCACCGGTAGGACCTGTAGGTCCTGTACCACCAGGAACACCTTGTGGTCCTTGATCTGATGAAAAAGTTACACCAACCTGTGGTGTGATTTGTTCTACAACAATTACGGTCTCTGACATTATTGGGTCACAGCTCCCGTCACTATAAATTTACCCTCTAAAATTCTTGTTACTACTGAGCCACTAGTTAATACTAGATCGTAAACATATCTACTTGCCCCTATTGCACCAGTAGTAGTTGCATTAAGATTTACGGTTACAGATCCTGCAATACCACCTAGAGTTATTCTGCCATTCGCTGTGGTTGCTACAACCGTAGTCGTTGATGCGCCAACAAACGGGCGAACTGTCATAGTCGCTGTATAGCCCGTTAGATCCCAAGGTGTTGAACCATTCTTGATAGTGAATATAAAATTAAATGTGGTTGCCTGTTCGCAAACTAGATTATATTTAGCACTCAAGTTGAGATCGCTCTCAGTGCTTGAGCAGCAGGTAATCCAGTAGTTGATGCTAGTAAGTTACAGACACCGTTAAAATCTAGGAACTCTGCTTTGTTTGATAGGCCAGCAATCTCATTAAGAACACCGACAGTATCGGTTAGTGTTAATGTTACTGATCTTTGTGCAGCCCACTGACGAGCAGCGAGTGCTTGATCTACTAGATTGCCAACAGTTCTATAAGTGCCACCATTGGCTAGACGATTTAACTCATCGTTAAGAGTTGTACCTGCTACACCTAATGTCACTTAGTTCTCCCTACTTCTTTTTCTTTTTAGCTACTGCGGCGTTATCAACTAGATTTGGATAAGGTCTTCCGGCAGCTTTGGCCCTTGCCTTTGCAGCACTCTTCTGTGCTGGTGTTAATTTCTTTGATGTCTTCTTCGGATTCTTTGTGTCCCAAAATGCTTTCTTCCTTTTCATCGGCAACTACAATCCCAAGCCCGTAAGGACTTGTTTATTCTAGAGTTTGGATCTCTTGCTGTCTTAGCAGAGGTTAACTTTGATTTCATTCCACACATACGACCACAAAAAGATTTACGTCTAGCAGCAGACTTAGGTGATCTCTTAGCCTCAGCCTTTTTTACTGGTGCTTTTAGATTCATACCTTGTGCTCTGGCAGAGGCACGACCCTTAGCGTTCAATCCGCCTTTAGGATTCTTACCTTCTTTTCGTTGCCAAGCTGGACTCTTTGCCATAATCTCCGTACTTTCCTAAGATAGATCTAATAGTCCCGTTCTTATTCAACCGAACTATTAGACCGTCTTTAATTTGAATAGGATTAAAACCATCGTGGCGCTTGTATTTGCCAGATGACATTACTTCTTTTTCTTCTTAGACATTCCTGCTTCTGATAGAGCGATAGCAACTGCTTGCTTCTTAGACTTAACCTTCTTGGCAGACTTGCCAATATTAAGTTCGCCCTTTTTAAACTCTCTCATAACCTTGGCGACTTTCTTAGCGCCTTTAGTTTTCTTCATTGCTGAGGTGCTTCTTTACCAGGAGCGCCGGTTTCAATATCATCGTATGTTGCATATCCGCAACCGCAAGTGGCGCACATTACTTCTTCTTGCCCATCTTCTTCATAACCATTTTCTTGTCAGACTTCTTAGCCTTCTTACCCTTAGCACCTTTTTCAAGAGCCTTGTAAGAGTTCATTTTCATTGATTTCATTTTTACCCCTTATATTTTAGGTTGATTCCGTCAAAGGCTTTGCCAGCTTTGTCGGAAAGTTTGAGTGCTGCATCTATATCTTTGGTTCTAGTAGATCTAGGTTCTACGCCTTGCTTTAGTGCTGAGTAATAGGACTTTAATTCTTTCTCATCCTTATTAACTTTGTCTTGATCCCAACCAGTCTTAGTGGGATTGACTCCCATAAACATTGGCATATTGGATTGCATACATTCACCATATGACTCGTGGTCTTGGGTCTTACAACTTTGTGTACAGTTACTCATATGTTAGTTAGATAATCTGAGTAACCAGCATCAATAAGAATCTGTGCCACTTCATCAGATACATCGTACTCGTGTCCACCAAGATAATAGTAATCAGCATCAGCTAGTGTGTCTTGATCTGGTGACATACTAGTAGTAACTGTTGTACCGTTAATAATAAAAGTTAAACCTCTTGGAACATCTGTAAGATAAGGTTGTGAACCAGTGAGACTTCCACCTGATAATGGTCTACCTGCTAAACGAGCATAGTCAGATGTTGGATCTACTATCCAGGTTTGGTTTTCCCAAGGTGTCTGTAAGTGGTAAGTCATAGTTCCTTTCTAGTGATGAAGGGCGGTTTGACCCGCCCTCCACCGAATCGCATTTGTTAGCCTGCTGAAGCAGATGTCTCAATACGATATAGCGCTGCTTCTCGGAGTCTTGCGAATCCACCGAAGTAGTACCAACCAATTGTACGGAAACGGCGCAGAGCATCAATCTCTGGTCCGATTACGGTATTGATATCTTGACCCATAGCTTCTGCTAGAGCCTCACGACCTGCAACAACCGCCTTGTAGACGTTTACTGCTGGTGAGTTTGTGTTCGCTGCGAATGGAACACGAGGTGTTTCAACAACGAAAGCACCTTCAATTACACCTACTGAGCCAGGGATAATTGTCTTTGACACATTGTCTGTGTACTTAACAATATCTTGGAATCCTCCGGTGCCTGATTCGGCACGAAGGTCGGCTGCTTGACGTGGGTGTAGATATGCTGCGTACAACTCACCTAGACGAGGCAGAGCCTTGTTGGTGCGTAGTTCTGTAACAGCGTTACGAATATCAGCAACAGAGATTGTATCTGCTGCATCAATTGTATTAGTTGTTGTAGCGTTTCCACCGTAAATTACGTTGGTTCCACCAGTTAGAACTGCGGCTACTACAGCATCAATAGAGTCTGCAGCGTTGTATGCAATGATGTCAGCAAGAGCTGCATCTACATCGTTGAAAGAAGTTAGGTTTAACTTCTTAGTTGTTGTTACGGCTGAACCGTACTCGTTAAGTGTTACTGTAACCTGTGATGGGTTACCAAGAGCAATTGAGGAAACATCGGAAGTTTCTGTCAGTGTAGAAGTAGCTGCTGCTAAGTCAGAATAGATTGAGAATACAACTGATGATCCTGGCATTGCCTGTTGTACTGGCTTGACATCTGCCAAGGCTCGCATTACTGGAATGGAGCGAAGCGCCATTCTTACGTATTGATCATACGCAGCTTTTACGAGATTGCTGATATCAGCAGTACCGGTGAAACTACCTGTAGGTAGAGCCATTTAGGTATTGCCTTTCGTTAGTAGGATTTAAAGCCCCGACTCCCGAATGACTTGATCTAACTCTTCACGGGTATTAGCGTTCATAAGTCTTTGATATACATCAGTACTGCGATCTGGTGTCATACCAGCCTCAGTTGCTGCACTCATCTTCTTATACGCTGCCGCTTGAGCAGGATCTACATTAGGTTGTTGGGGTGTTTCGGTTTGAAGTCCAAACACATCTGCGTTTGTTTCAAGCCATTTTGATACAGACTCCTCAGTTGGGTCTATATCCTGTGGGATAAATGAAGCGATCTTCTGATTTACCCCACGACTTGCAAGGGTGTCTTTGATTGCTCGTTCTCTTTGCGCTTTATTTAAAGACTCAAAGTTAGCTTTAAGATCTGCCAACTCTTTATCTTTTTGCTTATTAGCCTTGCGTAGTTGTTTAACGAGATCATTGCTTAACGATTCAGTTGTTGTATCTGCATCGTCATCATCCTCGTAGTCGTAGTTGGACATAGTCCATCTCCCATTCGTTGTAGTTATCGCAGGCCTCATACAGTTCGGGGATCTCTGTATGGCTCCTACTACTGGTTTTGTTATCTCTCTAACGGACCAGTCGTCCCGTTAGCAGGCTTAGTTAAAAGGAGCCGGCTCGTTCTCTGCCTAGCGCTCCACTGGTTATACCAGTCTGTCCAGCAAATTCTGCTTGCTCTAATCCAATAATCTTCTTACGTTTTCTTTGAGCATCTGTTTGTCCTGGAAGATTAAATACCTCTTCCTCAGCTATTGTCTGTG